AGGACATCGTGCGCCAGTTTGCAGGCTGGACAGATACGCGTCTTTGGCTGTACGACCAGCAGGGAACCGTGAGCCCTGAAACCATTGTGGCCGTCACTCGCTACTGCGCCAAGGAACTCGGCATTCAGCACATGTTCATCGACTCGCTAATGAAGTGCGTCAAGAACGAGGACGACTACAACGGCCAAAAGTACGTGGTTGATGAGCTGTGCGCCATCGCTAAAGACCACGAAATGCACATCCACCTGATTCACCACATCAAGAAGCTAGCGAACGAAGAGCAGACGCCAGGCAAGTTCGATGCAAAGGGGTCAGGCGCGATTACCGATCAGGTGGACAACATGTTGATCCACTGGCGCAACAAGGGCAAGGAGGGCGCCATCAAGCGCGGCGAGTCACACGACGCCAGCGAACCTGATGCGCTCCTGATCTGCGCCAAACAGCGCAACGGCGAAGACGAGCCATTGATTCAGCTTTGGTTCGACAAGGAAACCCACCAGTTTGTGGGGAATCACGGCGATAGGCCCGTCAGCTTTGATAGCTGGCCTCATCGCGCATGGGCTTGAGGGGATCTGACATGAGTGGAATCAAGACGCTTGACGACATCAAGGCGCGCTGCATCGAGGTGGGCGACTGCTGGGAATGGCAGGGCGCAATGGCTGGTGATGGTCAGCCGCGCCATCGGATGAATGGGAAGGATTGCAAGGCGCACCAGACCGCATTCCAGTTTGCAGGCAAGAAGAAGCCGCACGGTATGTATCTGGTTCGGTGCTGCGGGAATCTGTCGTGTGTGAACCCGGCTCATATCGTGCCCATGACGCGATCAGAGCAAATGAAGCTGGCCGCATCTATGGGTAAGTGCTCGCGCCCGGATCAGACGGCGGCACGCACAAGAGGCAACCGCGCAATCTCCAAGTACAGCATGGGCCTCGCCGATCAAATCCGCCAAATGAGGCAGGATGGCAGAAAGTGCGTTGACATCTCTGCTGAGTTGGGTGTGCCTGTCGATGTTGTCTCAAAGATGAGCAGGGGCCAGATGTGGGCGCCACTTCAAAGCGCCGCGTCTGTATTTTCGTGGAGGCCGTCATGAGCGCCCGCAAACGCTACCGCCCGCGAGGCGTGTCCGCTGATAGCTGGAAGATCGCCATTCAAGGATCGTGCTTGCTTTCAAAGGCCGATCAGAAGGTGCGCGCCGATCTGCTGTCTGATGCCGTCGAAAAGATCGGCAAAGGGCAGGGCAGCAAGGAAATCTGGCAATCCGTCTTTGACTGCATGAACATGCTGGAGGCGTTCTCACGGATGCCAAAAGTGATGCGCAACGCCGAGGACTACATCGAGTCAATGCAATCCGTGATCGTTGGCCTGCTGGATCGGCAGAAGCAAACCGGCACGAAAGCCCTGTACGCCTCAGAGCTGGCAGACCTGCGCGGCCTGGTCGAAACGTGGCGTGATGTGCTGTCAACGGTCACTCACGCTGAGTACTTCCAAGCAGAAGAGCGGACGCACCAGCGACTCAAGGCAATTCTGAGCAGCAAGACGCCCGGCGTGCGTGTGGTGGAGGTTGTATGAGCAAGACCGACACATGCACAAAGTGCGGCCAGGTGGGCCACACGGCCAGCAGTTGCAAGCGCGTGCAGTGCGTGGCCTGCGGAAACTTCCGCATGACGCCGCGCAAGCCGCTGCACCGATGCGTTGTCAAGCCAAATTGGTGGAGCCCGTCGGCTACGCATTTGCGCGAATGCGGTAGATTTGGCAAGGCGACACAGGAAACCGAAGCCAAACGGCGCGAGGCGCTGCGCAACATGGGGAGCATCAAGGCATGACCCGCGACGAAGTACGCAAGCTGGCAGACCTTGCCGGATGGACGCCGACTGCGCTTGCAATGGCGACTGAGGCCGAATGGGCCAGGCTTGAGGCGTTCGCTGGGCTGATTCACGGCTACGTTGTGCACGAGGAGCGCGAAGCCTGCGCAGCAATTCTTGAAGCAAACGCATCAGCCTGTTCCGTTGGCCTGGCGAATGACCTGCTGCTATCGAATGCCGCAGCAATCCGCGCAAGGAGCGCAGCATGACCACCAAGATGATCGCAGGCGACTTTGCCCGCTGCTCTGGCATCGGCTCAGACGAAGAAGGCTGGTACGAAGAGTGCGAGACGTGCCTGCGCCGCACTGCTGCCCCATCCGGCCATCCGTGGCAGTCTCACATGGACCCGCCTATGATCATCGCGTTTTTCTGCCCGTCCTACGTGAGCGACAAATGAGAATCGACCGCACCCTATACAACGCCCAGCAGGCGCACCAGGCCATTACATCGGCGTTTCAGGACATCAAGCCGCACCTGATGGCTGGGCATCAGTTCGCGCTGTCTGTCAAGCCGAAGACGCGCAGCAACGAAGCATCGGCAAAGTTTCACGCAATGTGCGGCGACTTTGCCAAGTCAACCGTCGAGTGGGCCGGTAAACGCCGGACGCTGGCTGAGTGGAAGGTTTTGCTGATCAGCGGCCACGCAGTCGCCACGAAGTTGGGCGCCGAGATGGTGCCGGGCCTTGAAAACGAGTTTGTCAACATCCGGGAATCCTCGGCACAAATGAGCATTTCACGGATGAATAGCCTGATCGAGTACACCTACGCGATGGGCACACAATTGGGCGTCAGATTCACCGCGACGGGGTACGAATGAGCACCGAACGAATCCCCGCCGCCGCCCGCCGAAAGATCGAACGATTGGAGCGCGAGAACGAAGAACTGCGAGCCGAGATCGCAAAGCACATGGACGTGTACCGCGAGACGCTGTATGAGCTGGTGACGTACAAGGTGCGGGTCGAGCAGGCCACGAACGTGCTGAAAGGGTTGGACGAATGAGCCTAGTTTGCGTCCGCTGCCGTCGCCCCATGTCCGCCGCATTTTCCACTGTAGGCGAGTACGCCTATGGCCCAAAGTGCGCCAAGATCGCCGGAGTGCTGCCAAACGTCAGCCACGCACCACGGGCGCCAATGGCTCAACCCGAGGTAGATGCCCGCCAGCTTGCCCTAGACCTCGCCAGCGAGCACAAACCAGCGCGGCAGGGGCACAGGTACACCCACGACGGAATCAGCGTCATGGCGATGGAAAACGGCGAGCGGGTCGAAGTCGCGGAAATCGGCCCGCATTGGCTTGGAGCACGGCACACGGTCGATGCGCGTGATCTGGTACCGCAGCCGATGGCGTACTACCACGGGCAGATCCCGCAATGACCAAAGCCGAAGCGCAGCACAAAGCGAAGTTGGCGGGCATCGGGTGCATGTTGTGCCGTCGCTTGTACGGCCCTCACGATCCTGGCCCGGTAGAGCTGCACCACCTGCGCACCGGAGGATGGGGCAAGGGTGACTACAAAACCCTGATCCCACTATGCCGCGAGCACCATCAAGGCAACACCGGAGTGCATGGAATGGGAACCAAGGCTTTCGAGCGACACTATGGGCTGACCCAGCAAGACCTACTCGACGACGCACTGAGGGCCATCGAATGATCTACCATCTCCCCATCAAGACCGTCACCGGACTAAACGCACGCGAGCACTGGACCACCAGACACCGTAGGGTCAGCAGCGAAAAGGCCATGACGGCGCTATTGATACGATCCGTGCCTGTCCCCTGCACCGTCACCATGACGCGACTTTCCGCCAGCGAGTGCGACGACGACAACCTGCAAGGTGCCATGAAGGCCATTCGTGACCAGATCGCAAAAACGGCAGGCGTTGACGATGGGCCACGGGGGCCGATCAAATGGGCCTACGCTCAGGAAAAGGTAAAGCGCGGGCAGTTCGGGGTGCTGGTGCGAATCGAAGAAGCTGGAGAGTTATAATTCGACGGCATCATGGAGGCATCGCATGAATCCATCACAGGTAGACGAATGGCTGAAAATGTGGCATTCCTGGGCCTCTAGTGTCCGTTCCACTGGTGGATACCCAGGGGTAGCTGCTGGCTGCGGAATGTACCGCGCATCCAAGCAATACGACGACACAAATGGAGCGCTGGATGCCCTCGCAGACATTGCAGAGGCTCAGGCAGTCAATTCCGTCATCGGAAAAATGCAACCTCTGCACCAAGCCGCGCTGGCAATGGAAGCAAAAAACCTGTGCTCCACGCGTGTATGGCAATCAGCCCGCATCCCACTAGCAGACGTGGCCCGCGTTGTAGCAGAGGCGCGACAATTGCTGTGGGATGGAATGGAGCGAGAAGGGCTTGCATCACAGCAAATTGCCGTGTAGTATGCGATACCAAGCGGCGTAGCCGTGTCCAAATGAAACCCGTAGGCGCAAGTCAGCGGGTTTTTTCGTTTATGCCCGGGCGCAACCCACCACCTGAGTCCTTCGACATTCATCAATCGGGTTGATTGCCTGGGCGCCCCAACATTGGTAACAAGGCCGAAACAATGGCGTTCGTTAAAGGCAAGTCGGGAAACCCGAGTGGGCGCCCCAAGGTGCCTGAGAGTGTCAAAGAGTTAGCCAAGGCGCACACGGAAGACGCTATCCGCACGCTTGCGCAGGTGATGAAGAACGAGGAAGCGCCGCCCGGTGCACGCGTGACTGCCGCTGAAAAGCTGCTTGATCGCGCATGGGGTAAGGCTGAGTCCACGGTAAATGTCAACGACAACAGAACACCCCGCGACCTCTCAACCGCCGAAATCCTCGCCGCACTCGCTGCTGCTGGAATTGCTGGCCAGGAAGACGGCGCAAGAGGAGTTGCGCCCGTTCATTGAATATCTGGACCTTGGTTTTAAGCCCGCAAAGCATCACGGCTTGCTGTTGGATGCGCTGCAAAGTGTTGAGACCGGCGAGATTCCGCGTCTCATGGTGTGCATGCCGCCTGGCTCAGCCAAGAGCACATACACATCGGTTGTATTCCCGCCCTGGTTCATGGGGCGCAACCCGAAGCTGTCGGTTATTGCGGCTAGCCACACGCAAGAGCTGGCCGAGCGTTTTGGTCGAAGGGTTCGCAACCTTGTTGCAGCTAAAGAG